CCAGATCCTTGCTCTTTGTGCTCGTTGATAACGTTGTAGTTCTTTCGAATATTCTTAGAAGTATTATTATAGATTGTGTAGAGCAATGAATCAACGATGCTAGATTTGCCACTATAGTTTTTACCAAATATTCCAACAGTTCCAGCAAGCTTAGTAAAGTCCAACTCGTTGCCTTCTCCATAGTTGAAAAGATTATCCCATTTAAATTTCTTAATTTTCCACGAAACATTTCTAGTTGTCTCCTCATCAGACTCTGCCAGCGCGTTGTACTTCGCGTTAAGAGAGTAAACTTCATTCAAAGTTTTTTCATTAACATTGTACTCTTTTAAATATTCTGCTATAAGTTTTTCTTGCACACTTTGATCACGCAGATTTTCGTGAATAACAGAATCAACCTCTTTATCAACACTTATGCGGCTTCCGCGTTGTGCTCGATTTAAAAAAGAAATAGACTCTGGTTTAAACCGCGTCTTAGCGATATCTACGGCCTTTCTAAAGATTTCGATGCTCTGGTTGTCCGAGGAAACCAAACGCAGCCTAGCCCCCTCTGGGGGCCTTGTAGCCCTAGGGATTCCGCCGGCGGGGGTGAGGTTGATCGTGACGAAGGGTTTTGGGTTCTTAAGCTGGTGAAAATCACAAGTAAAGTTGTCTTTATCTTTAATGTCCCAAAGTAAAAAACCTTTGTCTAGCGATTCCCCAAAGTTCTGCTGAATTAGCGAACCGGGATATCGAGCCTTGCCGTGGTCGTCAATAGTCTGATTTGTCTTGTGAATATCGCCAAGAAGGCCATAGTCGAAGTTTCCTAAGAAGTCAAGATCGATCTCGCCGTGTTCCATAATCCAGCCAGTGTCCGTTTTCGATCCGGCGACTGCACCGTGATAGAGTGCGACGTTAGTCTTGTTTAGGTCTGTCGGAGCGGCCCACTTGTCTTGATCAAGAATAGAAAGGACATTAAGCACAATGCCGTTGCCCACATCCACCTCTTTCGTGTACTTGTGGAAGTGAATGTTCGGATCTTCCAGCGCATCAACAAGTGGTGACACCGCATCAAGGCGACTAGAATTCTTGACATTGCAGTCGTGGTTTCCTAGAATCATATGTAGCGGAGCAATCTTCGCTAGGCTAGTAAATAGCCACGAAGTCAAGTTGAAATACTCTGGACTTAAATTACATTTGGTATGTGCTGTGTCTCCTGTGTTGACAATAATGTCTGGTTTAAGCTCTTCCAGCTTATCAAAAAGCTGCTGAAAGACTTTTCTATATTCATAGTGATACTTGTAGTTCCGCACATGAATATCGCTAATGTGCGCTATCCTCATTTAATAACCTCAAAAATTGATATTGTTTATTAACAGCGACAGGCTATCATTGACCTGTTTGGCGCTATCTTTTCTCTCTTTAAATTGTTCTCTCGTCATCTCGCCGACATCTTTAAATCCGCTTATATTCATTATATACGCTTCTATGCCATAACGCAAGAGCTTTTCTACAATCGAGTTTGTTTTGTGTGTTGCGTCCGGATCCAATGCCATATAAATAGTTGAATTGTTTTGTATTATTTTCTGAAACAGCTTAGAGTTTTCTGAAAGCGTTGATCCCAAAACAGGAACAGAATTCTCGCCTGCAACGATTGCATCAAACGCCCCTTCGACTAAAATTATCGGCCTTGTAAAATCAACATACAGTTCATTAAATATGATTTCGCTCTTGGGCACTTCTGGATTTAAATATTTCTTCCAGTTGCCGTCGTATGATCTTGCTATAAAATAATTAATATTTCCTTTCATATCAAACGATGGAATAATAATCCGGCCGGCGTATTGACCTTTTGAACAATAGCCGATTTTCCAATAAAGAATATCCTTCTTGCTGATTCGGCGTTTATTCAAATATGATTTGGCCGAAGTGCTGGAAAGCGGAAGGCCATTGTTCGCAAGTGAAATAAACTCTTTTGGCAAATTCAGCCTTGGGAGTATTACTTCTTTAGGCTCATCGAACAAGTGTTCTAATTTATCGTCAACCTCTGAAAAGTCCGTGATGTTGTTTAGCTTTTTCCACTCAGTTAGCTGTTGGACGCTGCCATATCTTTTGAAGAGGTACAGCAGTGAATTACCAGATGTATCACACACCCAGCATTTAAACTTATTTTTCTTTAAATTGACTGACAGCTTCTTCTTGTGGTGATCACAAAAAGGGCAGGTAAAAAGATACTCTTCCCCAGAGCGATAGCTTTGGCCGAGTACGTCTTGCAATAAAGAAATCTTAGTCACATAATCATTTTACAACATTATTGCTGCTGCGTCAAGTATGCATATTTTGCCAGAACAATACTGTCTGCCCTGTCGTAAGTACCGGCTTTTGGGTTGCCAGCTTTTGTTAATTCATATTCAAAATCTGAAACTGTTTTGTTGATGTGTTCCAAAACAACTTCTTTCGCTTTTGTGCCCCGGGGCACTTTAATGCCGATTTGCTTACGAGCCGTCGTTGCCGAAACATATTCTGGCTCTAACCCAAAAGTATTATAACACAGCCAACTAACAACGCCATTAAATTTTGAAAGAAGCGTGAGCGTCTTTGCTGATGAAAAGCCGGCCCTAAACATCTGTAATGACTGTTCAATAACAATGTGGGTAATGGGAAACTGTATTCGAATATTTATCAGTTGCCCCCCGATCAGAGACGCTTTATCAAAAAAGTTTTTAGTTTTGCGAGTGTCCCATGCCTCGCAGAAGACAACACTGCCCTTGTTGTTTATTACGGTCACGCCGGTAATGCTGGTTGAAATATCTAGTCCAAGTATCATATATCTAATTTTAACTTAAAAGTGTAATCTTGTCCATTAGTTTTTCGTATTGGGTTAGCTAATTTCGCTATAGCAACAAGTTCTTTGTTTTTATCGTATATGCCAATTTTTGAAATAAATGTTTGTGGGGCATAAGAAGCAGAATAGTTATCATACGAACTGGAAATTGTATTATGAATTGAAATATATTTGTTTTCTTTGTAATAACTAGAGCCGCTCGTTACTCCATGGACGCGTGTATAGTGCCAATCCGTGGCCAAGTTGTTGGTGTTCGCCCACTCGTCTTTTCTGTCAAGGAATGTTGGGTTGTTACTCCAATTTAAATCATTCTTTTTGGCGTGTGCCAACATTGTAATAACAGGAATCTTTTCCGTTCCTTGGAACTCTAATGAATAAGATGAACTTGTCGGGCCATAATGTGCATCATCTTCTGTTGGTGAAATAACAAAAGACTTGTATGCTCCAAAATAACCCCACTTGGGATTGTCAACCATCCAACTAGCAACGCCGTCCGCGTGTGAGCCCGTTGGACTCATATAGCCGTCTACCAAATTATCATCTAGATTATAGCTGGCTGTGATTAATAAAACGCCCTCATTGTACAGCGCCATGCCGATGACACTGCCTGTAGCAGCTTCGTTGCCGCGATATGTTTCTACCAGTTCTCCATTTTTTCTTATGTCTTGGGCTCTAGCTAACAAAGAGCCGGTGTAATAAAACTTTAGATCTATGCTTCCTTTTTTAATCTTATTGCCATAAAAAATCTTTGGAATAACAATAAGGTTTGTCAAATCATTAACTGGAATTGATTGTGTCAGTGGGTGAGCTTGAGGTTTCACACCACCAACGTTAATATTTTTACCATACTGCGCTAAAGAGTGCGGTGGTATACCGCCGTTCTTAAGAATGTACGTATCAAAGTCATAGTATGGGCTTAAATATTTATAATAATCAAAAGTATTTTTAAGTGCCACAACCTTTCTAACGGTCTTGCTAGAGGTTGAACCCGAGTATATAAGGTACCCGTCATTATCAGTGTCTGCATCGCCGCTTGTATCTGGCTTGGCCTTAATCAACTCTCTGGCAATGGAAGCAGTCAAGGGATACGGTATAGACATGTCAGTGCCGGCCGGAACTAACTTCGCGCCAAGTTGTGAAAATTTCACCGACTTATAAGCCACGTCATCTACTTTGTTTTCACCCTTGGTAAAACTACCCGATATCAAATAATCATTGAACCCCTCATCACCCGGGACAGCATTGGCTGTAAGACGATCAACATTCATTTCATAAAGAGAGATGGCGCCAGTTATAACGTTATGCCCTTCAGAGACGCGTCTATTTATGTGCGCGGCATTTAAATGAAATGAAAATATATACTTTGGATATGTTTTTAAGACATTGCGAAAAACATCATTCTCCGTAAAAGAATACGGATGGACGGCCGTTCGGATGTTCTTTGTTGGAGAATATGCAGTCATGCGACACAGATCCTCCGTTTAATAGTCAAGTCTTACGCGAATTGTAAAATCACTAGCGTCTGTCTTTTTGATTGGCTCTGATAATTTACCAACAGCCATCAGGGCACCATCAGAATGGTATAAACCAACTGTGGTAATATACGAAGCTGCCGAGTCGTCAACATATTGCTTTACTCTAATTTTTCCATTTGCATCAATATAGGTCGGATTTGAACTATAATTAAACTCAGAAGCGTTGGCACGACAGAAATAAACAGTTGAGTTAAGCTCAATTGTGTTCTTGAAGCTTATGCTACTTATTCTTCTCCTGAACCCATCACAAACAGCATCAATCGAAGCTGAAATGGAGGCACTAGCAACGTTATTGTGGCCGCCATTGCCGTCATAATCGCCGGCCGAAGAAGAAACCAGATCTATTCCGTTGGAAGTGGCACCGAAGACGCCTCCTCCGTTTGCATGGTTGGCCCAAGCGCCTGACAATTCTAGTGCCACCACGCCGGCTTGATAATAAATTAAGCCAACCGCATCAGCATCAGTGGGGTCATATGACTGGCCGGCAGAGGCAGAATAAATTATGCCATACTCGCCGGCCGGTGAATTTGTATAAACCGACGAGCCGGAATCCGAAAGGCGAACCGGGAATTCATCAAAAACTGAAAACGACGATTTGTCATTCCAACTTCCAGTACCAACATACATCTCAAACGTACCCTTGGCAATTTCGTCCTTTGCAAGCATTCTAGAAAAATTCATGAAAAGTGCGGTTTGCAATTTTTGCGCTTGGCTTGAAGTCGCCGGTTGGGCAAGATGATCAAACTGCATAATAGCGCCGGTCACGTCATGGCCGACTAAGACTTGCGCCATTTGTTGATATATGTTTTGCTTATCAGTTTGCTGGGAAACAATATCACTAACAGTTGACTCCAAAGGCGCATCGTGCGACCAGTTTGGCGAAACACCAAATGTTAAATCAAAAATCTGATTTGCCGAAGAACTCAAGTGTGGATAATCATAAACAGATTGAAACATACCGTGTGTATACTTCTTAATATTAGTTTCGCCCACGTAAATTCCATAGGTTGTAGTCACGGTACCGACTGATGAGGTATATGCAACAATGGACCCAGTTATTGGAATCGACTCGTGTAATTTTGTTTTAAAACTTTTAATGTCTTTTGATTTGTCTATTGATTTAAAAGTTTGTGCCATTTTTATTCTCCGTTCTTTTTAAAAAATTTCTTTTAAGTTAGGCCTACGTGTGCCAAGAATCTTATCGGTATATCTAATGACATGCCTGTTTTCCATCCATCGACTCTAACAATAGTATCTATCGCCAATCCGTTAGCAGAGTTCGGAAAAACACTTGTCAGTGTGTTGCCAAACTCGTAAAAATAAGCAGCGCTGGTGGCCAAATTATCAGAAGCAACAATTGTGAACCAAAACCGGCCGCCGCGGGGGCCAGCGTGTTCAGAGCTAAGTTTCTTTGCCGGCCGAGGTTGCCAGCCGGCTTCAGTTTTTGGTACCACATAAGTTGCGATATAATCATCATCAACATAACTCTTATCGACCACGTTACCATCTGGGTCTACTATAGTGCCAAATCGATCATCAATTTGAATTATATATGTGTCTTCTTCTAGTTCTGCCGGGAGGTTCTTGCTATAAAGCCCGCCGGTGCTGCTTATAATTCCCTGATCGATTACAATAACCGTGTTTGCTGCATCAGCCGCGCTGGCGCCTTTAATAAAGCCGGCAACGGGCCATGAGCCGCTAACTTCATCATACGCACCGCCGTCGCCCGTGGTTAAAACAACGTATCTTCCATCATTTGGGGTTGCAGCGAAAGGCAGGCCGCGGTCAACGCCGCTCTCGCTGGATTGTCTGACGCGTAAATTTGGTAAGTATAAATAATCTTTATTCGCGGGGAGCGATACCAATTTATGTTTTAACGCCGACCCATTGTCAGTGATCGCCTCAAGAACGGGTGTCTTGAGAATATTAAGATCCTTATAGGCGGTTGCATTATCATGATTATAAAGCTGATAATTAATTTCATCATCAGCAAAGGCATACATATCAATACTAAATTTTTTCTGCCCAGCGCCGCCTGCCATGCGGCGGCGGCCTTCGTCAGTTAATACGGCATCTAAAATAATGTCTCCGTCATTAGGTAAAAAACTCATTCCACTTCTCCTTTTAAACCTGCTCCTTTATAATTAGTATTTTTTTATAAAAAGCACTTTTTATTTATTTCACTCCAGAACGCACAACTTCACCGTCATCCAGTATAATATCATATGATGCATCACTAGTAGACGTGATTTTACGTTTTCTGAAAGTGATATTTAAATCTACTCTTCTTTTGGTTTTGGTCGAGGTTATTCTTAATTTGTATTTGGGGAGCTTCACTTTGTCATTGAAGAATTCCTCCCGATTTGACAGATGTTGATTTAACTCGTGCTCAAAAGTCGACTCTTCTTCATACCCCAAATCACCATTTTTTTGTGGCGCAACTTGTAAAAACGAAGGGTCGATTCTTAATTTTTCTTTAAAGAAAATGCTCTTCTTTCGCTTAGCCTTTTCAATATCCGGAAAGTCTTTAATCTCCACAGACTCAACTACCGGCATTATAACGCCACCTTCGTCAACAAGCTCTACCGAATATACAACTGAAGAATAAGATATCTCGTTGTTTTCGCCGAGTACTCTTGCCATATAATAATATTTTTGATTTGGCTTTAATTCATCAATAATGTGGGCAGTATCCCACGCCTCGCCAGTGGGCATATATTTTTTGCCGGTGGCGGCCTCCTGCTCCTGCCCAGAGACCCACTTTGCCTGATTTACGCCGGCGGGCGGGTTCAATACTTTATAGGCGTTTGTAGTGGGAACATCTTTGTTATATGTTCCAAAATCATCATAGCTTTGAGGCATTTCGGTGGTGCGGTAGAGTAGGAAATTTTTGGCTTTAAATTTCCCAGTAAACATAACCATTTCATCTTCTAAGTGATCCGTATCTTTTGGATCAAGCGCTGGGACGTTCTCTTCCCAGCTAAACTTTTTACGCTCGTCTTTTGTGGTTTCTTTAATTACATTGCCTAGGCCCTTCTCAAATAAAATGAGAATTTTATCATTTACTCCTTTATAGGGATAAATGTGTAAAAGCGGCGGTCGAGGTGGCATAGTTTTTACAGGTTTGGGCGAATATGCTACAGTTTGATTTTTTGGATCAAATTCATCTTCGTCTGTCATATCCCAACTTTGCGGCTTAAGAAGCGGGACTTCGACAAACCTCATTGACGGCTCTTCTTCTATGAGCGCAGAAAAATCGAACTCTTGTGATTCACTTTTCCATTTCCCTTCGCCAAATTTTGCCATACCGGGGGCTTTGTTCGGATGAGTCTTGCTCCACATTAATGGGTATTTTTCGAATGCTTCCTCGGCGGAATCTAAGTTAATGGGGCCGGCCTTGGTACTATCGCCGGCGGGGTCAACATACCAAACGCATTTCGGATCTTTTTTGCAGCCGGCACACCCAGACATAAGAATAGGCTTCTCTTCCGATTTCACATCTTTAGTCAGCCATTTACAATCCGGATAACCTTCTGGTTCTTTATAATATTCTATACTTGGCAATTTGCACTCTATGTTCCGATATCGGTACCTTTTTCCATACACCAGAACAACTGCATAAAGTCGATATGAATACTTTTCATCATATTTAATTTGAGTATCAATATATTCATGCATACTAGGGGCAGAGAAAACAATGTTGCCATCTTGATTATATTGTAGGCCCAATTGGGCAACGCCGGTCCATTCATGATTAGGAAAAACATAAAAATTAGAAACGATTCCGTCTCCTAGGGCGCCTGCGGCGCGTTTTACGATTTTATAAGCAACTATTTCATTTCTTGCAAACGCACCCAGACTTTTAGCCTCTCCGTAAGTAACATAGGGCGAAATTCCAAGACTAGCAAAAGCCCGGTTGGCCATGCTGAGCAAATTAAAGCTGTCGGGCTTGCTCTTTTTAAAATCTTTAATTGAACCAAACCCAAGTCTCCGATCCTGCCATGTACTAAGATCTTTAAGCTCTGCATCGCCCGGGCCGTAAATATATTGTTTCAAAGAAATATCTGACTTAAACTGGCTGTCTTTTAGTTCCTTTGCCTTCTCCATATCAGTCGGAGGAGTGCCTGCATAATCACCATAACTTTGTAGTTTAACCGCGTGGGGCAATTTATAATCAGCAGACTCGTAGATGTAGCCCTCTATTTCATTTTTTTCGTTGGCAATGAGTTTATTTGTATGCTGTCTAAACGCCCCATGGGTTAAAGCCGCGAAGCCTCTTCCCTCCACCATGTGGCCCAACATAATTGGAGCTTGTCTTGTCACGGGGTCTTCTTGGCCAAGAACGCCAAACTGAGGAGTAAATTGTATAGCATTATAAAAAGGATAATCTATTTTTTCCTTTAATTCAATTTTGTCCACCTCTGGATTGCTTAGCGTGTCAGCCGCAATTGCAATATTAGTGGGAGTTTTATAATTCGCACTGTATTGGCATATGTTGTTGGCGTCTTTACCCATCGAGCCGGCGCCATGACTGGGCTGCATATGATTTTCATAAAACATTTGAAGGTTTGCTTCATTGATTGATGCATCGTGATGACACTTGCTATAACTATGAATATTGTGAACAACCCCGAAGCGCCATGGATAATTGGGATAAGTTATATCCGTTTCATATGACCTGTACAAAAAATTATAATCATAAAACCACTTTGATTTATCCATTGTGACTTTCATTAATTTGTGAGTTTTGCTCCACTCAGCCGCTTCTTCTTTGGCCGACAGTTCAAAGGGCATAACCGCCCAATTACGAGAGGCGCCGTTTGGTTTACCATCCATCTTTTCTAAATAATGCCAAGTCATCTTAGCATCGCCAGTTGTCAGCGGCGGCATTATCTTACCAAATATTTTATCTTTAATAGCCCCAAGTTGAAGGCTTGTATAGCCGCTGTACTTTCCAAAGAAAAAATTGCTGTTAGGATCAGCGTCTAGACCTTCATACTCCTGTGCTACCGGTCTCATATATTCTGGTACATTAACCAACGTTACATTTGCCGGCCGGGTGGGGTTGTCGTCGTAACGAATGGTTGTTCCAAATTTATTTACAGTTTCCGGCTCACCTTGCATTCCGCGTATTTCCCAGTTTAGGCGAGGTACTGGTGCGTCAGTAGCTGATATTGAATCGATAGCAGACCGGAAAGCGGTGGCCCACTCAAGCGCCGCTTTGAGTGCATTTTTGTCGGCGGTTGTGTGTGGTGCATCGGATACAGCATCAAGCGCGTCTTTGGCAGCTAACTGCGCCGCAATTGCTGCATCGCGATTGGCTACAACAACCTGCACCTCTGAGTCTGGAAAGCTTCCAAAAACTTGCGCTCTGAATTGTTCAAATTGCCACGGGCCGCCGGGCAGCACTTGTTCGGCCATCCACGATGGCACGCTAGCCGGGGAGAGCGGCGACTTGCTGGCAAAATTGATTCCCGGGTTTGGAAGATAGAAATTCGGCGGTAGCGCTCCGTCAGGTCGCGTCTGTGAGGGCTCCGGATCAATTGCCCAGATCCTGTTTGTATAAAATCTAATTGGATCTGAAGCCTGTCCAGATCCATCAGCGCGATCTACATAATGATCGTGGAAAAAAACATTTGCTTTTTTTGATATTTTTTTACTCATTAAATGTTACTCAACACAAAATACTTATTTGTAATTACTTCTCTATTCTTAATTCTAACCAAATTAAAACCGGAATCTAAAATTGAAGCAGCACCTATATTTTCCCATATGGGCTGAAAGCCGATTAAATTTTTATTAGTAGAATAGCCTGTTAATATTTCCAACTCCACAAAACCGCTGAGTGCGGCTCCTAAAACTATTTCCTCTTTCAAAAAAGTTTCTTTATACGCCGTTTCCTTGCTATATCTCGTATTAGTAATCATTGTATTACTAAAATTAGCTGGTGATTTTGACAACTCGCTATATTCTGTATCCGTTCCAGTAGTTGCGAATAATATGTCCTCTTTAAATGTTTTTATTTGGTACAGTGGCGGCCTTGCTGATGTAGTGATAGAATCAGCTTGTTGGATCGGCGTGGTTAAAAGATTTTGAATTTGTGTTATAGACAAGTGTCTAAGACCAGTGGGCGACTCGCCGGCTCCGTCGACTAAAATTGGTGACTCCTTATCGTCGTTCGCCGAAATCTTTATATTGGCTTTTTCTGAAAAGAAGACATTAGTTCCTTTGTTTTTTGAATTCTGTGCCATCTTTATAGTGCCATCAACATATTGATCTTTTTTAAGCACCATTTCTTGTTCCACTACAGCTAAAAATTTATTTAATAAAAACAAAACATCATCAATATTTTCCGGAGCAATGCTCAAACTAGCATCTGTAGCTAGCCTGTGAACAAAAGCAAAACTACGTGGAAGGCCGCCGGCACCCATCAATGTATGTTCGTGTGGGGGCAAGCCCGGGCTGCCGAATTCATCTTTGCATTTCGGGTAACAAGAGCTTTGGGCTGTCGCGACGGCGGCGGCGACAAGATCGTGTTGATGGCAGATTTCCTCTGCCAGTGGGCTGCAAGCCAACAAAGAAGTGCCACTGCCATCCGGGTTCATTGTATATACGTGCTTGTGGCCGTTATCTTCGCTAGTGTATGCATTATACCACAAGGCCGCCAGACTTATAATTTCTGCAAAGCTTTTCTTTGCAGAGTCTATACCCACATTTCCACTTTTAATAAAAAGCAAATTTTCACGAATAGTTTTTAATTCTTCAAATATTTTTCCCACCTTATTGCGTGAAAGATCTTCAATGGTTATTAAAAATTCATACTCATAGGCGCGCCTTCGAAGGAAATTTCCATCTCTAGCAACAAATGAAACAATACCCATGTTATTTGATGTATTTAAATCTACCCTCTTTAAAGTGATTTTTTCCGAAGGGTCTTCTGATATGTTTTCTCTTTTTTTGTTTTTAAATTTATATTTAATAATTTGCACATCTTTTATACTAGAATTAAGCTCTTCAGTTGTTAATAAATTGGCATTCCAAGAGTTCTTTTTTAAAATGGTGTTAACATCAACAGATATTATTAATCCTAAAGTATCGTCATCATATGGCGTTGTATAAAACCTAATCAATGGAGCCTCAAGTAAAAATCTCGGCTTCTCTTGAATCCGGCGGCCCTGTTCCCCGTCTAGGCCCACTCTTAAATCATAAATTGGAAATTCAGATTCTAAGGCCCTTCCATCATGAGAATAGTTTACGATCCAGCTTGAAGATTTCTTATCCTCTTTGTTAAAAAATATAAAAATACCATGAAAGCATGTGTCAACAATAAAGTTGTCAACCTTAATGCTTGTAAGTTCTGATGTTATTCCGCCCGTTATTAAAACAATATCTTTCCCGCCCAACTTAACTTTTTGATTTTTTAAATGCTTTCCGAGGGAATCAGAAAAAAATACTTTTTTCCATTCTTTAGTCGGATTATCTCGTTTAAATTCATGAAAAACATCACTATTCGAACTATCGAACGCTAAAAACTTATAATCATATTCTCCGCTTTCTGCTAAATCTTTATCGAGCCTAAAATTTATAGTACAATTTTTATCATCTATTGTTACCTTTGTTGTCTCAAAAGATAGTATAGAATTCGGATCTTCATTAAAATAATATTCTTCAACATCCATAGAAGAAGAAACAAAATATTGTGTGGAAGAAGTAGCCGATTTGGTCGACACAGTTGACGTTGGCATGATCGGCTGAGAGTGGTACGACATTAACTTTTTTCTCCTATCCGCACTCGGTGCCGGGTTTGATCGTAGATGGTGTGGCCAGTGCTGAGTTGTCATAAATATATTTTATATCTAATTTTTCGTCCACGTCTTTATCTGTTATAACATTAAAATAATATTCAACAGTTTCTGGGGTGTGCTCTTCTGATGAAAAATACAAGCGCTTTAGTGTGGGCGCTGGGTTGTCGGCGTCAGTCCCATGTGCATAATCATATTCGAATATTTCCAATGTAAAGTTTTCTGAATCAGATTCGTCAACATTTTCTTCTTTTATAGAAAAAACAAAATTATCAGAAGATCTTCTTTGCAGTACCGCATATTCATCGCTGTCTAAAATTTTTCCTTTTGTTCTTAAGCTGGCAATGATCGCTGGGAAGTCAATACTGGACAAAGTTACATAATCACAATATAATTGTATTTGTGGTATTCTTTCGCCAAAATACTCCGAAGCCCACTCTTTGACGGCGCCGGCTTTTATCATTCGATCTTCTTCGAAAGGAATAAATTTAACTGAAGGAATAACATTTTCAACAACATCGCCTCCCGTTAATTTGCCGGCGGTTGGATATGTTGCTTTCGCGCCGGTTGCGGCACCAAAGGCGGCGCTGCCAGATATATAACCTTCAGCAACTTGTATATTCCAAGCTGGCTTATAACTCTTAAAATTGCTTGATTTGCCAAGCGGCTTAAACCAGTGGTTGTTATAACGAAAATCGGCACCTCGGCCAGCATAATTTTTTTCCGTGCCGGCAAGAGAAGCCGTCCACTCACACTGAGTCTTGAGTATGACGGCGTTTCTTATTCTTGACTCAGCCTCGTTTTGTTTTTCTTCCAAACTTGTAGCATGATCTGATCCAAAAGCTTTGTCGTATAAAATTTCATCATCAAAAAAAGCATAATAGTGTGGATTAAAGCCTTCAACAGAAAACAATTCTCTGCCTCGCCTTGTTAAGACTAAATCAATTACCTCTTCTTTTTTGTTTAAAAATTCCATATTATGCTTCGGTCGCAGATCCTGTTACGATAGATTTATTTTCAACCTGCAAAGTCACCTCTAACTTCCCCATCTCGGCCAACGAAAAATAATCATAAGGCCAATTATAACTGAATTTTGGAGTTTTATAGTGATACTTTGAAGTAACACCAGTATATTTTTCATATGTCTCGTAATAATTAGTTTGCGCCTTATATTTAATTTTAAAGATTTTAAATCTCAAATCAGAGGGTAGCTTACCCTCTAGGCCTGCGAGACGCAGCATTTCAGGGGAAATCATTTCGCCGTCCTTTATCGGGTGGCTAATCTTTATTTTAGTAAGAGTGGCGTCCTGACTAGCCGATCCCTTATTAAAATTGTTTTCCCAATATTGTTGCAAATCTGTTTTATTAGCAAGCACAGTTGTTTCGAATATATACATAGCAAAAGGCTGCATAGTTTTTCTCACAAAATAATCATAAGCGGTTACTAAAGGTTCGGTGGACTCATCTCTTGTTTTGACAAAATCAAATTGCGGAATCATAACGTATTTCCTCATCTTATTAATGAGATCAACTATTGAATTTAAACTCTGTTCTGCCGTTTTGTCCTCCTTAACAATACTATATGCTTCTTCAAATTGCTCAATTGGAATATTAAGAAACTGCTCAATACCCTGTTTATTAGTATAAAAAGGTATAGCAACGATTGCCTCTTGCAATACTTTTTTGGCCTTAGCTTCGCCAATTCTCTTCTCGCCAAGTTCGAAGCCGGCCATGTCAACTAATGAACCAGTTGTAATATTATCAGATAAATCAGAAGATTTTACTTCAAGAAATAACCCTTCGGTTTTCTTAGTAAAGTCTTTACCCTGCTGCTGCCAGATGCTAGGAAACGGGGAATTATAATCATCAATTGATGGTATGAGCCCGTTTTCTCCTTCATATGCATAATTTCGAATAAGACTTTCCCACTTAGGGGCAACAGTCCATCTATCCTCATTATCTAAACCAAATATATTAATACTAGAAGACAAAGGCATCGCGCCGGCTGGAGTGCTGCCAAGAGCATTCTCCATGCCTACGTTCACAAATGTAAATTCTGAATTGTTTGCAATGTCGCTAACAGTAAATGCCCCTTTCAAAAATCTCTCTGGTTCTGAGGCCGCGATTACGGTTGGATCAAAAACAATCCTCATATATGACTCATTTTCGCCCATACTCATTGTTGGATTTAGAGATGCGCCCGTGCAGCACTTTTGGCCTTCGACGCAAACAGTAGCCCAACCTGATCCTAAAAATGCTGATTTATCTGCATCGTCGGGATCAAGCAGATTCGTCGGGCTTGAAGCCCAGTAGGGCGGCACATGATGAACATAGGGATAAGCTCCAAACCAATGTGCAGCAGTACTTTGTGCCCACGCACCCTTCTTCTTTATAAAAACATCCATCGCATATTTCTTGATATATGAAGTGTCTGTTGAGTCTGTTACTCCATTGGCTACCTGTTCTAACGACATATTATTGTCACCGCCGGTCCATAGTTTCTCCCCTGCCATCTTCTCTTGCCACTGTGAAAGCGGCTTGCTTTTAATTGTTGTTACATTTTGAGTAAAAAAGTCAATTGTTTCTGCAAAAAAGTTATGAGCCATCTTTTCATACACGCCGTCTGTCGCACCAATCGAGCCTGTGCTGTCTATTGGATTTTCAGGATCCCAATCAAACATTGTTGTTGCTTGATAAATTGGATTAAATTGATTACGCTTTACTTGTTGTGAATAGTGCGCTGGTTCAAGAATAGCTTCGAAGGGCATGCGATTTTCGTATACATCATGACAGCCGCCTGTTGGCGCTGTTGCTGATTGATTTTGCGTCATATCAACAAAAGGATAATCAACAGCAATGCCGGCTTTAATAGAGTTATACATAATCCCGGGTGCATAAAATGGAGCCAACACAGTTCTCCACGATTTCTGCGATCCGGTCAAAGATGCTTCATTTCCATATGATTGACTAAACTGTTCCGCAAGATCCAAAGTGCGATATACTGGATAAAATTCTTTTCTTGGTCTAAATTTGACTAATACATCCATAGTCAACTCAATGGCGGTCGGTTCATCATAATGTTGTCGAAAAGTATCCAAATTATTAATCTTGTCAGAATGACTATAAGTTTCTAAATGTAACACACCGCTGCCGATCTGGTTATTATCATATACTCCATCAACACGAAGTGTATATGCACCTTTGCCATAATAATCCGTTTCAACTTCACTGTCTATAGTCCTAATATATTCTGATATTCTAAACTCTGGAAGAATCGAATAGCCTAGAGTTTTTGCCCGAGTTGCTAAATCTGCTGCCCACTTAGCATATGACTCTGGAAATGGAGGATAGCCTCCTGTCTCGCCACCGCCGATCGGGAAATAATTAACTGTTACTTCAGACTGTGGCCGGCAATGGCCATAAAATCTACCAAACTTTGCATTGACTTCACTGCCGGTTGCAGCTACCGGGCAGGCGCCGCCGTCTGCGCCATACGTGTTCGCCAAGAAGCATGTGTCAAACCTCATTAGCTCGCCAGACTTCTCCTCTGACGGTGTTGAAGCAGTTACAACCTCCATAGGCCATGAACTGGCTAATATAGTATCTCCTTGCGAGTTGACTCTATAAGATATTCTATCATTTTGGTCGTCGCTCCAAAATGATTCTTGTATATTAATCCCACCTTCTGATCTTGGCCATGGCGAGCCATATTCAGAATAATAATCCCGAGTACGGCGCCAATAATCCCTATTCACAGTAATACTCTTACCAACATTTTCATCACGAGGATAAACAGTTTCAGAATAATTCACCAAAGTCCATGGCCGATCGGCCATTTTTACAAATTTTGAATTATCATAATTTGGTATAATATCAAACTCATCATTAAAATCATTCATTCGATTGAGTGGCGTAAATTCGGCTGAGCCCGGACCTACGACCCAATAGCCCTCTTCATATGATTCTTTTGTGAAAAAGTGGTATTTGTTACCAAAAGGTATATCTATTGAAAACTCTTTTCCATCTTTGATTAAATTAAATTGTGTTGGCGAATGCTTAGTGGTGATTGGGGTTTGGTTAATTCTATAGCGCCTTGTAACCTTTCTAACCTTTTGGTTGTCGTAATCAAGCGACACATGCAGGTTTTCATAAATGTTGTTTCTTCGAAGAACTTTAGCAACTGGATGTTCCCCCGTGCGAAGTTGTTTCCACGATGGATATCCATAAGGGCCATTATAATTTTGATATATATATGCCAGCACGGAGTCGGTTTGCGATGGGTTTGTAAGATTAAACATATTGGGATGAACATATGTTGTGCCGGCATGGTTGAGCGCAAGCAATGTATTTGGTTCTGCAAGCATTGTATTCTCATCAAATTCTAAAATTTGAATATCTCCAACAATAACAGCATTCATCCCAACAAAGTCGAGTATTGTTTCTTGTTCTTGACCTTCGTTATAAACAGTTATCAAAGGGCCCTCGCTTTGACTTACAAATGGTATACCCTCAAGTAAAGTGTCGGCGGCCAGCACTTGTGCGCGGCTGGCGTTATAGAAGTCGTGATAATCAAAGCCAAAAAATGGATTATACATAGAAGATGTTAAATTGGTTATAGTTTCTAAATCTGAAGAAACTGCTCCGTCTGGAGCAAACGTATATACTGACGCGTCTCTCACCCACTTGTATTGTAACTCTGTTCTTGGTATTTGCCGGTTAACAAACCAATTGTCATATGAAATGCTAGCACTGGTCGCAACAACATCCGTTGCATCCGGTGCTGCAAAAAATTTATTAGCCTGTCGCAATAGGTTTCTGGGCGTTTTGTGATATGAGGCGCTCATTGGCGTCGATGAATCATAGCCGCCACTTAAAGAGTGTCTGGTATACAAAGTGTCTAAAGACTTTCTTGCATTATAATTTCTCCATGGCAGAGCGTTATATGGAGAATACTGTCCCGCTTCAATGTCTAAATACGCCGTTGAACTCTCCAATATCCCGCCCGGGGCTGAAAATCTTTCAACAATAACATGATCATTAACGACGCTGTTGACGCTACGATCTGGCAAAGCGTAGTCTATAACGGGAACGTCTGCCGACCAACTGACAAAAGTTGAATTTGTTTCTGTTACAGAAATTTCCCCTCCGCGAGTAATAAATCTATTATTTACATCTCTACCAGAAGTTTGTACAATTTCATATGAAGAACTATAGTTTCCAATGCTATGATGCTGATTAGCTGAAGCTGAAACAGTTCGAATATTTCTAATATTTACAGGGCGTTTTGCATACCCCCCTCTTGTATATTTTCCTATAGGTTTGTTCAGGTCATATGTGCCATTAACAATTCTAGGGTTGCCGATCGTAATTAGATTGTTGGCTGTATCAACGCCGACTCTATAGCCTTCGCTCCGGTCGTTAGACCCGGTTACAAGCAGCTGTCCGTGTCTGTATTGGTAGCCACCAACAGTTTCTTCTGTCCACGGGCCCTGTAGCGGCACCTCCCCATAAGAATCTAAGTGCATATTTTCTAATGAAATATTATACGCCAGACCAGTTAAATCGTTTGAAGCGGTTATAGAAGAACTAAAAACCGTGAAAGGCAATCTTTCTTGTCTGTAATATTCTCTTTCTGAATCTCCCAAAGAGGATCCGTCATAACACCGCATACGCATTTTTCGTCTAGGATCAACATAATCTAGTGTAATCTGATCTAATCCATTATCAACTGCCTTAAATGGCAATCCGTAATCGTCATCTACAGATGAAGTGTAAAATTCAGCATAAATCCCATCAGCAGGGTACCCACTAATTGTTTTCTCTTCTTCATATTTTCCATAAATATAATTTACATTTTGTTTTCTTTTGGGGTTTGAGCCCGGGCCGTAAGTCTGGTAAATTTCATAAGAGTCTTTCACGGGCCTAGAGTGTTCTCGCTGCAGCGCTCTAATTTGATTGTGTCGGATTTGGACTCTATTCTGTGCTATGCCGCGGTGGCCACCGCCGCCGACAAAGGCGGCGGATCCAGCCACCAAATTGGCGTGGCCGCTTATACTAATATTGTTAGCCTCAGAGCCGCCGGCGAGGGCTTTAATCGTCTTGGATGTGGCCGCAGCACCGGAAGAGGCTGTAAGGGCGCTGACGCCGCTAGACGGCTTGCTGGCGGCGCCGCCTGTGGTGATTCCAGAGCCATATTTAATATTGCTAGCATCGACAACACCATTAATTGCATCAACAATTTTATTTAATGTGCTGGTTGTATCGCCCTGAATCTTTACGTGGATTTGAGTCGAACTCGGCGAACCTAAACTAGTCATAGTAAAAATTCTTATTGTATCGCCCGTGCCTGCGGCTGAGACTGGAACACCAATATCAAGATAAATTCCATTTGAATGAGCGGAGCATATCAAGCAATCTATACACTTTGCGTTGTAAATAAAAGGCTCTCTATCTCGTTCGGCTCTGTACTTCCACCAAAAACCGTGCTTTCTTTCATTTCCGGGCGCACCGGTCGAAGATGTGTGCACAGAAGATTCTACATATGATATCCGCTTATTGCCATCATATATACTAAGGTTTCCGATTCCTACTGTCTTCTCAAAATGAGGATCTTTATTTTTTACATTACCCGCCATTATGACCCTCCTGTTGGTACGCCACCGGGTAGTGCACCGCCGCCGCCTGTGCCGCCGCCTGAAGTGCCGGCAGATTTGCCCGGCGGATATTTGCAGCACTTCTTGGGTGCGCAGCACTTATATTTTTTAGTAGTAGCGTTGTTATTAATCTCTTTCCACGCATTTGGATTCATCGCCTGCCAGTCGGCGCCGAATTGGCCGCTGTATGGACTATTCTTGGCCTTGTCGTCACAACAGTATTCATACATACATTTACTTGGATCGTGGACGGTTCTTTTATGAGAAACATAGTTCATAGATTTCGTACCCGGAAACGGGCTGGGGGCGCCGGGCGGCAGGCTGGCCGCGGCTGGTAGAAATCCATCATCTTTGCACGCCGGGAATAAACATAGTGCGTTGTCTGCCGAGGTCGGCTCCTTTGGGGTTTTTCCATATTTATCTTTGCCAAAGTTTGAAGCTTTGGCAATTGTATTTCCACTTTTGTCTTTTAATTCTCTTTGCTTACAAACAGAATTATGCTTACATAAATTTTGATCATGCTGTACACACTGATTACCATACGTATTTTGATGCTCTTTGTAGTTTGAGGCTTTTTTGTCTTTGCAACACTTGTATTTGCACCTCTTTGAATCGGGTACATTTATTAAGTCCGTGCCATTGCGGAGGTTTGGATCGCCACTCTTGGGGCAGCCTGTTATTTTGCAGCAATGGTTTGATTTATTATTTTTTGTACAAGGCTTTGTATTCGGATCAGAATCATAGTTAACAACTTCTAACCCAGCAGCTTTCTCTTGTGTAGACAGAACTTTTTTGCAGCCATACTTATATTCACACAAATCTGGATTACATTTACTACATTCGTTTCCGGTCAGCGGGTTCTTCTTATCCCAGTTTCCGACTTTTTTGCATGTATTTTTCGCGGTGGGATCACAACAGCCAACAACATCTTTGTATTTGCAACAATCCTTACATACGCCCGGGCCGCAGCCTTGAGGTACGTTATCTGCTACCTCTTTTACCTTCTTCCAATAATTTGTTGCGGCGCTATCATAACAACCCTCTAAATATTTACATTTTTCATTATCCTTTTCTTTAGCTTTCGGATCATAATTAGAAGCACATTTATCAGTGCAGCCGGATTTATATTTACACGGGCCAGCATCGGTGGCGCACGGATCATAATTTAATGCATTTTTGTCCCTACACCCGTAAAAGACACAAGACCCAGGTGTGTGCACATCCGCCTCCGGATCATAATTATCTGCAAAGCGGCCTTGGCCGCCGAGATTTCCCTGTGTGCACAAAGCTTCGCCGGGCCATTGCTTACAGCCTTTAGTTTTCGGCTTTGACGGCGGCTGGTGCTTTTTCACGGGGTTGTTGTTTTTTGGCTTACTTTTCTCTTTTGTTTTTGTTTCGCCGTTTTCATCACCGCCGCCGCCGGTGGGAACCACATCAATAATTATTTCATCGTCGGATTGCCAATTTAGATCGGTAGGTATTATATTATTATGATCATAAATGAGGACGGCGACCTCTATATCTTCACCAAGATCAACGTTGCCCGGAACCCCAGGTATAACTTGCTGTATGCCGGGGTCATCAAAATTAACTTCAGTCTCTTTTAAGACATCAACAGTCGGGTCGTCGTCTGTTTCATAATTGTTGTTTGGATCGAGCGGAATGCCTATCCATGGCGGCTCAGTAGGTCCAGTGTGGCCGGCATCGCCGGGGCTCGGCATAGTCAGAAAAAGTGGCGCTGGGTACCGGTATTTATTGCGTGACAACACATGATTTTCAACAATAGTTCGCACTTCTTCAGAAGCGTTTGCCGAAGCTGGAATTAAATTAGCCACCGCCGTATCAAGCGCGTTGTCCAGCCATTTATATAATTCTACAAACTTCTCTATGTTGGTCACTTCCTCAATCTTATCAAAAAACAAGTGTCTAAGTTTTTCTAACCCTTTATACTTGCCTCTATAGCGATTTACTGGTTCGCCAATTTGATTATTAAAATCATCAATAGAGGCAAAGAAATTCAACATTCTTCTAGATATTATTTCGTACATACTTGCTTCTATCGAAAAGAAGTGTTTAACAGGCCTAGACTCTCTAGTAAAAAAGAGATCGTCTGTAGATAAAATATTTACGAGATCGCTAGAATATAAATTCTCTGGCTGCAATTGCCTATTGGTTGGAATGAATTCAAAAGTAGTTGGCAACTTACTAGCTGTAAAGCCGTAACCCTTGGCTGTGTGGTTGGCTTTGGCGTGGGCGCCGAAGTTGCCATAGCTATCTCGCAATGTCGCCGATCCAGAGGAAACATCTCTTATTAAAAATTCACCACTTGAATCCGCTGTTAGCGTCGTTTCGAAATCCCAATTGAGGGCCAGCGCTTCAGCTTTAGGAATGTGGCCGGTCGCGGTGCCGGCTGAAGATGATAAAACACTTTGAGCCGGATTCAATCTGCCAAAGTTATTTGGATCTTTGGCATGATACTGCATTTCTTCATCAGAAATATAATCATGCCACACTCGCAAAGAAGAAAAACGAACATCAGACTTTACTGAAACGCTTCCAGTAAAGCCATCTCTGTGAGCGCCAACAAAGAATCTTTTGTTAGAGCCGGTTATAAAATCGCCAGCAGTGTCTGTGGAGATAGAAGATGACAAAGAAAACTCATCTAGCACTTCTCCCAAATAATTGTTAATGCCATAAAAATCTAAATAAAATCCAGAAGAGGTAATCACATTTGAAGAAATTGGATAATTCGTAGGCCTGACCCTAACGGCGAAATTCCATTTTGAATTATCATACACTTTCGCGCTAGATTCTCCGTCTTGTGGATATGTACTAGTACTAATCTCTGGCAAGAAGCCGGTTGAACTTGTTAGCCTAAAATAAACACGTTCGCCGTTGTCAACTTTAACGGCTTGGACCTGAAAGTCTCTGTCTGGGCTGCCAAACAATGAATCAGTATCGTCCATGCTCGCCGTAGAACTATGGCAGCCGAACAAAGAAACTGTTGTCAATAGTGATAAGTCTGACGAACCGGTGTGATTTGAAGTAGGAAGTTTTGGAAAAATAACTTCTGCCTCTGCGCTAAATGGCACATAAAGATCCGAAGACGCAGAAATAAATCCGTAATCACTTGAAGAGCTAGGATACTGATATATCACCGCAGATCTATCCCCAGATCTACTGTTGAAACCAGTAAAATCAATTACCTTCTTTTTTGTAGCCACTGATTCATGCGTATTTTTTAATTCGTATTCAACGTTGTCGCCATATAAATTGAGCCTGAACAAATCATCATCTACGCCAAAGCAGCGAAATAGGTTGCGAAAAGCTTTTTCAGTGCCCTTTGATTTATTAATATATGAAAGATTGTTATATATGTTTTTGTATATTAAATTTTTAACATTGTGAAGCTTTTCTTCATATAATTTCTTTTCGCCTCGGGCCAAAATTTGCTCAATTACTTTAGATTGCAAAAATATCTCAGGCGGGTCAAACCCCGTAGATGTTAATAATTTTTTATTATGCGGTATTGGCTTTATGCTACCAGAAGCATAATATGGTTCTTTAAGTCGATTTATATGACTTATTTGTCCATACAAGGTGTCTAAGTAGCTGGCCACCATTTGCAATAAGTTTGCCAACGTTTCGCCAGTTTCACCATCTTCGTCTCTTATCCACTGAGGCATTGAATTATAAAGGCTAGCATTGTTTGCTGCATCGTGCTGTGAACCACTAGTTTCCAGATCTGTTATAAGTGCTTGTACATCTGAATGACTGCTATAAACAACCGGGCTTCCTTTTTCTTCATCGGTGGCTCCGGAATCAACCATCGCCGACCCTGTATGTCTAGCGCCGGAAGAGTAACCGACCCACTGCCCATTTGAAACGCGCCCTGAATAATCTAAAACAAGATCGTCATCAAGCGCTGCAGTAGTAGAACCTAAGATGCCTTCATTAAATTTATAATAAAGGCCCAAGTCGACCAAGTTGCTGTCTATACTGCTGCTATAATAATATTTCGCCTTATCTGTGTTAGTTCCGCCGGCGACATTGGTAAAATAATTACGACCTATTTCCTGTGCGCTTCTTGCTGTTTTCCAAAAACGAAAATCATCAAGCGAGCCAGAAAGCTTACCATAGCCAAGATAACTTGTAGCACTGGTTAAGCCACCACCTATAGCGGCAATTGTTGCTATACTAGAACCAGTTAAGTGGTGGGCAAGGGCCAAGTCTGCGCCGAGATCGCCGGTCGCTGACACAGACTTATAAACGCCGTCGACATAAAGCTCAACTTGGTAATAATTGTCGTCAGATATAGAAAAAACAATCGCATAGTGATGCCACAAACTATCAGCAATGGTTGTCAAGCCAGTGTCTAAAGAAGCTGCGATTTGAGTAGTATATCCAGTCGGCCAGCCGGTGGCCGGATATGCTACAGCATAATAAGAAACTTTTAAATTGCCGGGCGATGTCGAATCAGTGTAGATAAACAGCCTTCTCTCGTCGTCAACATTTTTTATGTAAAAAACACATTCGTTTTGCGTTTCAGTTGATGCATTTAGGAATACATCCTTTTTTAGCCAAAATTCAACCGTGGCGCCATTAGACCAATTAACTTCTAAATTGCTTGTTTGGTTGACCTCTGTGTCATAAATATTATCTTTATGTGGGCCGCCATACGCTAAAATATATTCAGGCGTATCTGTTTGTCCAAAGCCGCTTACCAACGTGCTGGTGCCGTCCCACGTAGTCGCCGCGGCGCCGAACGTTACATATCCAGTTTTTTTCGGATAATTATTATCAAAAACATATTGTTCTAGCGGAGTTAATTCATTATAAAATTTAAGCTGCTCGGCTTTTGAGCCGTCATATGGGTATTGGTTATAAATTCTCTTTATTGCATTTGTATAATATTTACTGGCTAAACCAAACTTTGCAAAATTAGCAGGATCACTATAATCTACATCTGGTAAATATTGACTTTTATCTTTGGAATATTCTTTTACTAATTCCGGAGACTCAACATCCGTAAACAATTCCGCTAACGTCTTCTTTGTTAAGCCACGGGTACCTGCTAATTGCTTCTTGTGTTTATCAAGATATTTTTTAGTCATTTATTCCACCCGAAACTTGAACAACTCTTTCTGTTCAACATATTCATTATTTGTCTTATAAATAAATTTAATCCCATACATGTAGTCTTTTTGTAACATGGACATATCTAAATCAAAATAATTTCCTTGGGAATCATATGATAATAAAGTTTCTGATGTGCTTCCCGTGCCGAATCCAATTACTTCATAATCATCCGCAACTCTTGTTATTTTATAATAAGCATCCTCAATTACTGTATTATTAGCAGTTGTTGACGCCTTCGTATAAATAGTTGGATTCCAATCTTTGTCGCGGACGTAAAGCCTGAAGCGAGCTTCTTCATTAGTAGAATAAGCTGACTTTAAATTTGTAATCTTCGTTACATATAAAGGCCTCGGATTATAATTTGATGCCGAGTGTGTCTTAACAGTAACTGCTGACCCAGTATGATAATTGACTGTGGCAAACGAATATGAGCCGCCACCAGTGCCACTGGACTGCGTATGCCAAACCGGATAAATTGTAGTAGCAGAAGCTGTATAAACAAAGGATGCCGTATATATGCCCGTACTATGTAAGCCCCCAGTAATGGCCGTGTCTCCGGTTGCTGTTACTACGCTTCCGCTCAAACTTGATGCCGGCAGAGGTGCTGCACCATAACCCAAGCTTGATGTGTGTATTCCCAATAGAATTGTGCTGCCTGACAGTGAACTAATGTTTGTAAGTTTTCCCTTATAATAATTATAAAGATAAAAGGTGTTAATATTTCCTTCGTCCGGTGCCAAAGAACTGCTAGCATAGAAATTAGCTGAATCATCTTTTAACGCAGAGTCCCACCTAGCCTCAAGGATTGGTCGCTTAAAGAAGAATTCACTTCCTCTGCCGAAAAACTTTTTGGTGTAATAGCTGCGAGTTGCAGTTTCATGAGAGCCTGTTAAATATAAGCCAACGCCGTAATTGGCGCGGCCGGTCGAGGTGTTGTTATAGTTTTTAATCCACTCCTCAACCAAATATGTAATATCAACCTCTAAATCTTCTGTGCCCTCTGAGAAGTACTGAGTGTAATTCATAAACGAGCTTGTCTGATAAGTGCCGCCTGCGTCAGCCCAATACAGATCTGTGGTTGTACAAGTGCCGGGAGTGTCTGTGGAAAAAGAGCCGGCGGCAAGACTTGTTCCAGTGCCCGGATGTTTGGCGGTAGAGCCGCCGTGATCTTGAATTGTTGTAGTGGTGTCTATCATGTTGATGTCGACACCGGACGTTTCAAATCTCCACCAAGCAACTAAATCTGTTGCGGTCGACTTGTAAACCGTGTGAAACCTCAAATCTTCTGGGCAGCCACTATTATAAAGCTCTGTTACTTCTGCCTGAGTTAATTCTTTTTTCCAAACAGAGATTTCATCTAACAAACCATCATGATAATTATTACTTCCATTGTTCCACTTGCCAATCCAAACTGGCTGTGCTGTATTTTGCATAGCAGTATAACCCGCTGCGTCCGAAGTGCTACTAACAGTAACTGATTCGCCGTCTTTATAAAATTTAACACCCGCCGATGAATCGGTGCCGTCATATGTAACAACCAAATGATACCACGTTGCCGTAGTAACTGTGCCCGCTGCAGTAGTGGCGCTATTTGATTTATCCTCATCTTCATCATATGTTTCAAAATGAAGGTGGCCATCGGCTTGGACGACGAACGCCCACTCTCGTAATGTGCTACCTTGGTCATATTTGCTTAAAATGGGAGAGCCGTTTGTTAGATTGTCCGCTTTAATCCACGCGCTAATTGAAAAAGCTGAATCTTCATCGCCGTTTGTTGCGGTAGTTGCATCTGAAAATGTAAAGTCGTCATGAACCGCGACTGTAACAAAATCCGGATCAGAGCTGACTAAATTGAGAGATCCCTGACTTACCGACCCAGTTGTTCTAGCATTCCACGTTGCGCCATAACCGCTATTCCCCAAGCCGGGATCGGTATAGCCGTTCATGTCAAGGCCATAACCCTCGTCCCATGACTGTGATACGGCTGCTGCAACCATTGTATACCCTCTGGGCAGCGTTTCAGAATGTTCAGCGTTAAATGTTCTTAGAACCCAGTTAACGCTGCCAGAAGCCGGAATCTTGCCATTTGTTCTATCTGTATTAATATCTGGAATGTCAAACTCTAACAAGGCCCTAGAAGCTTCGCTAGAAGTCTTAGAGGCTTGAGCATATATACTAAAAACTTCTAATACGTCTGCGGCACCCATGTTGGAGTCTGAGCCGCGCTTTGAAAGGCCGGCCTTATAAGCATTCGTTATAGTTGTGTCTTTATTCGCAATATATCTTTTAACACCCATTATACTATCACCCCAACAATATCTTGATCTGGGAATCTCAACTCAAGAATCATATCTTCAGGCACCATAATAAATCTCCCATCGCCTGTTATGTTTTTTTCAATATCATAGTTTACAGAGCTATAGCTCGTGCCAGTCCTTCTAACAATATTTACAGTTTTAACGTCAATAACTTCTGGTAAATCATTCAATATTCTATACACATCTGAAATATAAAAAGGTACCCCAAAGAAAAACTTTTCTTTATATTCTTCTTTGAGTGCCTCAATTGATACAGACAAAATTTCTGAAGGTTCCTTATCTAATACGCCCACCAACTCAAATTCAATACCAAAATTAACAATCCTTCCATCTAAAACATCAATTGTGTCGTTTATCATTCTATGTTGATTGAGCCAAATCTTAAGATTTTTCTTAAGTGTAGAAGACGCCAAACTCAAATTTCTAGAAGAGTCCTCAGAAACCACGTATAAGTTTAAATTTCTTTTAAAAGAGTCTTTATCCTGCAAAATATTCGCTCTTTTGATCGCGCCGAATTTGCCGGGCATCCTGTATATCATACTTAAATAATCTTGTTTTGTGACTGCGCGATTTTGTGAAGCATACGCATCAATTGCTCGCATTCGGATCTCTTCTGGTGTCATAGCAGCGATTTGGCCGGTAACCGGCTCATCATTATAAACAGAAATTGAATCGCGGATCGAGCTTTGATTCGCCGAACTAACATTGCTCACTGTATAGGAGAGAACCGGCGAACTGATTCCGTTTATGCTGCCAATTGGTAGATTTACATCTTCTGCTGTTTGTCTACGACAAATGACTGTGAGCGTGCCATCTGGAGGTACTACGCCAAACTTCTCGGTTGATAACATAATGTTAGGATCAAATGATTCATCTTTATAATAATTTTTTGCATATTGCTTAAGGGCGGCCGTCGCTGGATCTGGAAATTTTTCTTCTTGTAGGGTGGTCTCCGAACCATAACCAAACTGCAAGATTGTTTCGCCGGCGATCGTATGTTCCACAACAAAGCGCCGAGGGCTATGCATCTCTCTCAAAACATATGGTGCGTTTTCTTTGTCGCTATTTTTTCTATTCCTTATGGCTTTAAAAATAACATTTTGGGATAAATAATCAACTTCGTGGTATTCGTGTCCTTCCGAATCAATCACTGAAATAATCTCTGAGACTTTTTCAGTATCCAACGCCACCTTCATAAATTTTTGGTATGCGCCAATTTCTACAAATTCAGTCTCTAAAGCGCCGGAAAATACTTCCCCATATGCCTTAAAAACATAGCTTATTGGCTGACCATTGGCGTCTACTTCCGCGCACTTTATTTGTACATCATCTCTTGAAAAATCAATATCTTCACTCAGCACAAACGAAGCGCCGTTTCTTGCAGTCAAAGTTGAGCCGGCGTGTAATATAGGAATTAGATCTTCGTCAGGCGCCGCAGTGCCACTAGCAGCCGGGACAGTTACATAAAAGGTGCATATACAGGTTGATGAGGCTGAGCCGGGATATTTAAAGCCCATTTGCTTCGCCAATCTTAAAATATTCTGCGTTTCAATTGCTGAATCTAGAAAAGATTCATTTGCTTGGTAATCAACATAAAATGAAAGAACGTCTCCAACGTGAGCAACCATATCAAAAAGCAAAGATCCGAACGAAGCCTCATTAAAATCTTTATATGTTTCCGGATAATAAACTTTTGCATAATTTACTAGATCGTCTTTTATGCTAGCAAAGTCGCGGCTTGTATATCTAATCGGTGGTGTCTTTTTGGCCATTGTTTGAATTCCTACGTATTAATTAGTTCTAATGATAGTTGATCTGGTGTTGATAGTGGTCCTATAAAATATTGAATTGCTACCTTTAAAGTGTATGTGTCTTCGATAAAACTAATATCAACGTTCATTAAATCTATAAATGGTAAATATCTGCTTGTTTGTTGTGCTACTCTTTCATGAATAGCCGAAATTGTTTCTTCAGTTAAGCTTTCAAAAAGAAATCGATGCAAGCCCACTCCAAAATTTGGATCCATGATTCTTTCGCCCGGGTTAGTTAAAATTAAATTTTTAAAATTTTGCTTAACCGTTTCTTTTAATGTTTTAGTTAATTGATACGGGCCATCTTCCTTATTATATTGAAGCGGTAATTTAACAGATATTCCAGTTGACATTATTTTATTTTCTCACTCTATTAATTAATTAGTAATTAAAGCTTATTTTATTCAACTAAGAAAATCAGTCTCGCATTTTTCTGGTGGCGGCGCTGGTGTTGTGGGCGCGGCGGCCATTGCTGGCTCAACCCAGCCGGCGCCATGTATAGTGTTTGCCAAGGCTGCATCTATCTCATTTTCCGGGTGGAGTATGTTGGTCCATTTAAATGCTCCGGGGGCGTTTTGCCAAAAGAAAGTTTTGTCTCTGGAGGGCCCGCCAGTTGGGGTTTGAAGATATCCGTGATCTCTATTGAGGCCTTCGATGTCTTGTTCTCTGGCCGGCAAGGTCCACTGCATGCTGTCGCCCTTGCCCTCGCCGAAGCTAATGCTATAGTCGATGTTGGTGTCCAAAAACTTTATAAAAGTTCCCGGGACTGTCGTTAAATATCTATTAAAGATGTGCGACACTGCATTAAATGTCATCTCGTGGGCTGATGTGGCCGATGTGTCGATGCCCCTATGAGATTTGCTCACAGGTTCCCACAAATTATAAGGCTTTTGTTGATGTGCGAAAGCAGTCCGATCCCATCTGCCTTCCGGTTCGTGGCCGCCGACGAATGGGCGCTTCATGGCGTCGTTACGGCGGCGCGCATACAAATGGAAAGAACTTAAAGGATCTATATTGTTCTGAGCATCAGAAATGTGATTATAATAATATTTTGTATCTTTGCCTTTCTTCTTTAGGGGGATACCATCTTTCGGCCACATCACACCAAACTTCTTCAAGCTTTTAGGATCTGAAGATCTGCCCCTTGTAAGTGCATAAAAAAGAGCTTCTGGAGTTAATGTTTCGGCGGTCGAATCACTGTTATAAAATGCCGGCGAAAGCTCCAAAACCTTTTTTTCATGAAATTGATCTGATTTTAGCCCTTTGTGCGGAATATTACCCTGACCCAGACTAAGTGCAAAATCAGCAATTTTGGTTGGATGCCAACCAGCACCATTATTCTTTGATTTTTTTGACCAAGAAGTCAAATATTTCACGCTAGTTAAGTCCTTAATAGGATAGAGGCGCCGCTTGGCTTCTTCCTCGGGCCCCGTCGCAGCCCAGTCGTACTGCGTGTGATCGCCCCAAAGAACTAAGTCCGGAAATGCATGTGTAAAATAGTTTTGCACGGCGGTGCGGTGGCCCGTCGTTAACGCGTCGTGTGTTGGGGGGGCTGATAATTGCGGAGCAAATCGTATAAAACTCATTGGTAAATAATTTTGATATCCCAACTTATTGGCAAATGGATATACGCCTATCTTCGTATTCTTTACGCCGCCGTCTATACTGTCGGCGATTTTGACAGAATAATGGCGCGTCGACCACAACAAGCTTTGCTCCGACTTCAGTTGCCAAGCTGTGAAGTATACGCAATTATCAATAATTTGATCATATCCGCCATAAATTTCCCCCTTTGCTTCTAACTTTTCCCACAAATCGTGTATTGGCTTTGTGGCATCTGCCCAAAGCTTATTCCATATTTTTATAAGATATTTTTCTCCTTCAGTCTCTAGTGTCTTGGCATATGCGCTGGATAAGATGGCAATGTCTTTAAGTGATTTATTGCTGGATTGATCTTTTTCATCTTTAAAATAAATTTTGCCGACACAAACAGCCGCCATAAGATAATAATACCATGGTGTTGTATTATAAAAATATTCTGTCCAGTTTTTTCTTTCATCTTCTTGGCAGCCGAACCTTGTTCCGTTACTACACAACCCCTCTTTATCAAGCTTCAATTCTCTTCTAAACTCAATAAATAAAGTGTCTCTTAGGCCATGGCCGCCGTCTTTGCCCCAGACCTCAAGCGGCAGCAGCAATTGAGGCAAAAACTTAAGTTCTCTGAACAGGAAGACGCGCATGCGCTCATTAATAAGAATGTGCATCATTGTTTTTGTATATCCGGATTTAACTTTCATTTTATATGCCTCTTATTTATTTGCCTGGCGGCGCGGGTGGACCAATAAATGCGCCGACGCATATATTGCCGGTACATTTGTTGGGATAACACTCGGGATCGATTTTACAGGGCGCGCCCAAAGGTTTAATAGCTCGACACTTACCGTTCGCGCAAAACCAATTGCTGTTGCCGGCATCCGCTGTGCAATCAGAATCATTCCAACAATCAGTCGCCATAGTTTTTGCAAGCTCTTCGATTGGTGCATATGTAGCTTCTGGCTTGGTTTCTTCATTAATTTTATTAATCTTTAAAGCCGCTTTTTGCAGCTTATTCATAAGCCCTATGAACTCTGTATCATCCACCTCTGAATTATCCTCGTATAGTTTAGTTAATTTTTTGATTTCTTTTTTGCCATAACGAGATATCATTTTTTCTGGTGATACTTGTTTGTGCCAATAGTCGTTCTTGCTCCATTCGTTGCGATGGAAGCCAAATGCGCCGTCAGTAAAGAAATTTATTTCTTCTTCAGGTGGTGCGTTTAGTCTTGTATCGAACTCTTCGCCCGGATTATTTCCTTTATAATATTTTGGCTCTAAAAACGGCAAAAACCCTTGCAAGAAGGCCTTTCTTAAACGAGTCATATAAAAGGGATCTGGTATGCCTAAGCCGGTAATGGGATCTTTGGCAGTGATGTTCTGGCGGTGCACAAGGGAACATAGAAGTATGTTGTTCTTTGCGCCGGCGGCATTGCCTGTTTTTTCTATCTCTTTGAGTGCGGTTTTGGTTTTGGCCGGCTTCGAAGGGCCGGTCCAGGCCGCACCATCGAGGTTCCAGTGTTTCCAATTAAACGTTGGATCTGTTGCATCTTTAGCCACCAAATACGGTACATGATACTCTTCGGGATTCCCTGTTTTATATGAATTTTCTATCTTCTTTAGTGGTCGAAATTTCCAAAAATCTGAACTCAACTTATTTGATGTTGTTTTTATAAAGGGATTATCTTTTTCATTGTTATTTATTGGCTTCCCTTCGTTGGCATGCCCGGGCCCATATTTTATTCCGTTGATGGGCCCCAGGCCAATGGTTTTTGAGCCGGGCAAACCGGATTCGGCCTTGTCGAGCCGAAAATAGCCGCCATCCAATTGGGAATAGTGAATTATTCCAAAAAACCAAAGCTTCTTCTTTGTATTAAATATATAAAACGTACCGTCCACATCTTGGTACCATATGTGGTTATGTTTTTCAAGTGCCTCTTGGGCATGCCGCCCTTTACAATAGTAAGTTTTTCCTTCGATACCATACGCCCAGCCGCTGGGCTGGCCATAACGGCGGTTGTCGCCGCGAAGACTTATTTGACTAATTTGTAAATCGCCTGGGCCATACCCAGACACTTTTTTGCCTTCCTTAATAGGTATACAAGAGCGGCGCTGTGATTGCCAGCCGCGTGTGCTAAACTTCGGATCGATCCACTTTTTTATATACTCTTTGCCATGTTGCTGCATAAATCCGTGGCCGGGTTCATAAACCATAAGAAGAGGCTGGTGGTGCGCGGGGTCGAACGATTCTTCATAAAAGTCAGCCGGGTGGCCGGATCTATGAACGCTTAAAAAATGGTGCGTGTTCAGATAGCCTCTCTCAATAGTTCTCGGAGGACCGTGCTCGTCCTTTGAGCCTTGAAAGCGATAATCATATATGTGTCTTAAAAATCTCCACTTGCTAACGTCTGGATTACCTCTCTTGAGATATGGTTCTTTTTCTGATCTATTTTCTAATAAAATAAACTCTTTAATTCGCATTTCCAGAAGACCTACGTGCTTCCCCATACCACTCCTAACCGCAGGACCAGCCATGGTGCTGGTTAATTTGGCTAAGTCAATCTTTTCTAAAATATTAAAATCGGGATCCAGTAGATCACACATATTGTTAATTGCGTCTAGCGTGTTCTTGGTTACACTATCTCTAATTTCACAAACTTCCGGAGGGCACTGTTGCGGTGCAGAGTCGTTTGTAAATGAAAGCATGTCAATGTAGCTGCCTAAAAACTGCCAAAATTGTAAAATTCCATTTTCAGATTCTAAATTTAAATCTTTTGCGCTGGCAAGATCTTTAAAGTTTGTTAACACAGTACAGGTTGCATCACCCATAAACAACATAATAATATCTCGTTGTTTTATCTTTTCATTCTGATATACCGCTGTCAAGTATTGCCTAATGTGGGTAGTGGCCTCTTCTTTTGTTATAGACGTTGAAACATACTTACGAAGCCATGCCTCTTCAAAGGCCGCATGCGCAAGGTATTTTAAGGGGTCGACTTTCTGTAGCTCTGGGCCGTTTAATGTTTTATCTCCCAAAAATGTTCCAACTTCAAGCTTTGCGGGATCATAATCCACCAAGCCCTCAAGCCAAGCATTTTCCGACATATATATGCCCTCAGCAACAAAATTTAATGTAGCTTCAATAAGAAGGCAAAAAACAACACAAACAGCCTCGACTATCATCGTCTCTATAAGCCTCATCATACAATCTTCGAAACTTGTACAAGGTAATTTGAAATAAGGTAATGGTGGAATTTTTAAACTATTCTCTAAACCGGACGGGCTCATAAGATCAACTTCTTTCTTAGTAAGCAGTTGCTCTAGTTGACCTCCGCACTTAATCTGCTCAACTAATGTGGCCTGACCGACCTTTACATCTGCTAAGCCGGCGCCCATTTCTCCCAACATTGCAGTTAATATTTTCATCAAATAATACTGTACGGGGACTATATTTATAAGCCGGTCGACTTTGGGCGTTACACATTCATTAATGCTGCTCGGACTTGATAAAGCTGCAATTAGGTCAAATATATCTGCAGCCACCCCAAATGGTCCTTCGCCGTAACCGCCCTCTTTGCACGTACCCATTACTTCCGGTATTTGCTCACCCTTTTCATTTTTTCTTGCCTCTTCGTACCCAGAGCAAGCCGATATGCCATGAAGTTCAAAACTTTTACATTCATAAGAACTTTTGCAATCTTCGCCGGCATCCTCGCCGACGAGCTTTAAAGCCTTTTTTGATATAGGGGGCCAGCACGTTTGCATACCCTGTGAAAGAAGCTTCTCAAAATCCGGCGAATCGTCATCACCAGCTTTACTATTATCTTCAGGATCGTTAATCTTAGCCAGTTGTGTCTTACACATTTCCTCTGCATTTGAGCCGGCTTGACGCGCAATCATTGAACTCATAGAGTTCAATATATTCGAAGCCGCAGTTAGCCCCATTACCGAATAACGGCCAACGGTGGTAATTTTCTCAACTGCCGAATCAGCAGATGCAAATGCTTCAGCTTTTTTCTTTTCAGCTTTTTCTGCCGGGTCTGTCATGTTGTGAATCGTTCCTAGTTTGTCTTGTTTTTGTCGCTTGCAAAGCTACCCTGTGACATAGGAGATGTATTAACTCTTAATAGCGCTTTGTTAATCTCTGCATATGCCGAATCAATCAATTCATATATTTGGCTCGGCATGCCAGATGCCCAAGATGCAACAGCATCTGGTGAGGGTGTGGTATAATATAGCATTGCGGGGTGAGTGTGAAATGCCAATTGGCCGTCTCTCTTGACGGCGCGCCTTGCTATTTTGTCCACTGCCGACTTAAGCTCGCTTATACGATCTATTATGCCATCTAAAGCTTTTTCTAGTTTTCGCGACTTAACTAAAGGCTCTAAGGTGTCAGCGGCCTCTGGATTTTTTGCATAATCTGATATTGCATTGCCCCAAATAAGATTTACGCCCATATGTTCAGTGTTCTTTGCGCCGGCTGCAATGGTGCTAGATTGCGGTAGGCCACCATAAATATTAACTGCCTGTCTGCCTACTAATTGTACAACATCTGCATATGCCGTAACATCCGACATTCCAGCCCACTCCATGGAGGATCCACCGAGGTTAGGTGCCTTCAAAGCAAATTTGGCTTGAGGATTTCCCCTTTGATTTAAATAAAGGCCGGCGGCGTCTTCAATTGGAGTATAGCTATGATATTTTAATTCATCTGCCTCTTCGAAAGCACCCAATCTTTCCCCCTTCGACAAGGGCCTGTGAAATATTTCACCAATCTTGTTTAAGCCATCGGGGTGCTCATCGTTAGCCTCGCCAAGGAGGTGCCCCCTGATGCCGGCAACGATATGGATTCTAGAAGCAAAGTCGCCGCCGCCAGTATTTCGTGGGCCGCGGTCGACCCATGTATATTCCGGGTTGTTGTCCATTATAATTGCTGCGGCGCCGTCAGGGTTCTGAATGACTTTTCTATCTGCTTTCTGCAAAAAATCAGGCTGCACTCTAAATCCTCGATCGCCATTAACGCCAGTCATATACTGATCTGATCCGCTCAAGTTTTTAAGTATGTCCTCTCGATGCTCCCTCTTGGCAGCGGAAAGCTTTGTCGCATCATAACACTTACCTATTGACATTTTTATTTACCTCCCTGCAACCAATCGGTCGTGAGTGCAATGACGCCTGATGGATCGCCGTGCAGAAGTTTGGTCGCGGCAACTGCGGCAGTATAACCCGAGATCCGAGGCGGCGCCTTTGCTGCTTTGGCCTTCGCTTTGACCCGGCGCTTTTGTTTTGGCTTAGGCTTCTTTTTCACCTTTGGAAAAATCGGATTATCTTTAAAGCTGGGCATTCGAACAAATTTCGGATTTTTAAAATCTTCATCAAAAACAAAAATTATATGAAACCCTTTAGACTTCAAGGCTTTATCACCTAGGCCAGATATATCAACAGTAAGAAAGTTGTATTCCCAATCTTCGCTAATTATAGCTTCCCAATATGCATCGGGCGGGCCCAAGTTTATTTCATAGCCCGGTTTCTTCGAAGTAAAATAAGGAACTTCAACTAAAGCATAAGTTGGCATACTTTTTGATTCAGTCGGAAGATTCCCTTGAAGTCTTAATTTTTCTTGTGTTTCGTCTCCATAGAAACAACTAAATGATTGTCCCAACACCCTTCTTATAGTTCCAAAGAATTCTTTGTTTTGTGGTTTTGGCTTATCAACATCGTCAACCATTTTCCTTACGACTTGCCACAAGTCTACATCTGGCGGCCGTTGCTTGCGCGCC